GGAAGAGGAAAGAAGAGAATACCGAGCTTGTGAGTGGTGATGGGCGGGTGACCATGAAAGAGGCAGCCATAAGGGCCGGATACAAGTCCACCAGCGCTTCTGTCATGGCTTGGAAGCTTACCCACCCTGACATCAATCCGCACGTTGTAGCGGCCATTCAGGCTTATCGTGCTGAGTTGGCATCCAAGTACAACACATCCTACGAGCGCCACATGCGAGATTTGCAGACCATTCGCGATAAAGCTTTGGATGCCGGTGCATTTGCTGCAGCCGTCCAAGCAGAGTATCGTAGGGGCCAAGCCTTGGGAACGATTTATGTGGAGCGCAAAGAGATCCGCCATGGCACGATTGACAGCATGAGCAAGGAAGAGGTACAGCGCAAGCTTGATGAGCTTAAAAAGCTGTATGGTGGGCCTCCACCCACTGCCTTGATCGATGCGGACACTGGAGTGGTGATTGAAAGTGCAGCAAGAGAAAAAGACCCCGATTTCGACGCGGGAGTGGAGCAGCCTCCGCCTGACATCTTTGAGCAGGATTTGGGGGGATCAGATGACACCTGAAGCTAGGTTTTCGGCTAGGGTGAAAGCCGGCCTTGTCAACTGCAGCATTGAACGCATTGAGAATCGTGTGAACCTTGGCATTCCTGACATGTTGGTGGGTGTCGGGGAATACTTTGTTTTGATGGAATTGAAAGTGGTGGCCAAGGGGTTAAAGGTTGGGCTGCGGCCACATCAAATTGCTTTCATGACTCGGCATGCTGCCAAGGATAGGCCTTGCTACATTCTTGTGCTCGACATGGGTAACACACTACGCCCCTCGACCATTCGTTTGTATGAGGGGAGCGATGCTATGAAATTGGCTGCAGAGGGCATAAAGCTTGAGCCCCTTCGCTGTTGGCCTTCGCGTGGCATGCCATGGGGGGAACTAGAGGAAACCCTAGGTTTAGTAAAATAAATGTAAATAAGTGTTGCAAGGTACAAAAACCTTGCTATACTGGCGATGCCGGTGCTTGATCCGGTGCTTAGAAAGGATAGAGAAATGGTAGATCAAAATGCTTTGTCGTCCGCCTTGTGCGACATGATTGACGTTCGCAATGCGTTGTCAAAAACAATGAAGAATCGTCCTAAGGACAATGACGGAACTGAAATCACAATTGGTATGTGCCTTGATGACGTTATCTTGTTTTTGGAATCATTAGAAGAGGGGGAAGCAGAATGAAAACGTATAACGTGCGAATGCGCTTCTATCAGTACTACTACGCGACTGTGCAAGCTAAAGATTTTGACCAAGCTACGGAAAAAGCAAAAGCCCTTGGGATAGAAGACTGCAAGCTAGAAAATTATGTAGAGTGGGAAGTGTATTCAATTGAAGAAAAAGTGCCGCGCGACCTTACCGCAGAAGAGCAGGCTTTTGTTGAAGCATATTTGAGTGGTGTCGCTGTTGCCCCTCGCGAAGACGTCATTCGTTTTTTACGTGCGGACAGTGAAGAGCGCAGCAGCCGCGAGTTTTACGATTCAATGTCTGATGTATATACATCGATTTGCGATGCCAAGGAAGTATGGTATGCCGCGATGCAATTTGCAAAGGAGGATACAAAATGATAGTGTCTGAATTAATGGCTGCGCTCGCTGAATTGCCGCAAGATTTGCCCATCATAATTTGGGACGCCGGCGACCGAGTAGGGCTTGCTTATGTTGACGATAGCTTTATTGACGATGAAGATTACCCGCGCCTTGAGTTGAACACCGACCGCGACGATTAACCCAGAAAGGATAAAAAATGCCAATTTATAAATATGACGTGTGCTTTCCCAATTCCCAGAGTGTGATCCGCACCTTCCCTTCCCTTATTCGCGCTCGTGACTTTATGCGCGTTATGTCGGCCGATGACTTGCCTTTTTTGGTTATGCCATGGGACGAAAACAGCATGCCCTTAATTGTTAGAAGACAGAAAAAAACAAAAAAATATCACACACAAAAGGCCGTAAAGCTTGATATAATTGGTCCCTCACAACAGAAAGGATAGAGATGAAAAATTATCAACGCACCCATAAAGATTTTTTCTTTTCCTGCGCATATCTCCGGCACACTTACGGGCTTTCAATTGTGCCCCTTGAGCACATAGAAAAGTGGCTTAGTGAAAGTGAAATCCAAGATTTCACAATTGCCTATATGATGGGCTCAGAGCTTTAATCCAACCACAGAAAGAATAGCAAAATGTTAAAAACAGTCAGAATCAGCGCCAACAGCAAAACCGGCCCAATAGCAGTTACTTATCGCAGCGGCGAACATGAAACCTATGGCACGTGCCCGACTAGCTGCAGCCTGCACCCGAAAAGTGAAACCGGCACATCACAAATTGATAGCGATTATTTACAGGCCGTTTTTGATAGTGTCCCGCGTGGTGGCCAAGCTTGGACCTATTCGCATTTCACGGCCGAAGCGCTCCCCTTCCCTCAGCCAAATAAAACAGTGATAAATGCAAGCTGTGACACTACGGCCGAAGCAGTAAGAGCTTTTGAATTAGGCCGTCCGGCCGTTTATGCTGCGCCCTTGGAAACGGCCGACCAGTGGCCGCAAAAAATCCATGGTGTTAATTTTGTGCAGTGCCCTGCAGAAAAGGCCGACAATTTTAGTTGTCAGCAGTGCGGCGGTGGCCGGCCATTGTGTGCGCGTCCCTTCCGCGAATTTGTCGTTGTATTTGTTGCCCATGGCACCGGTAAGAAAAAAGTGGGAACTGATGCGGCCGGCGGGTGTTATGCTGCAAGCGGACCGGTAGCTATACAGTGGCACAACACGAGAAAAAACGGCGCGGCTAATGATGCTGCAGCGCTTCGCGAATTTGTGCGGACCCTTCCACATGGTTCCTTTTTGCGCCACCATATCGCGGGCGATGTCGGCCTAGAATTGGGGGCCGCGTGATAATTGCCGGCCTAGTTGTTTTTTTGCTGCTGTGTTGGGTGGCAGATAAATTAGACAAATAAATTGTAAATAAATGTTGCAGAGTGTAAAAATGATGTACAATCCGTGTACCGGCACAAAACCGGTATTCATTAACTTAACAGAAAGAATAGCATGGCACATATGATCGACACAACAACAGGAACAGCAGCAATAGCTTATTCAGGGTTAGCCCCTTGGCATAAACTAGGGCAGCAGCTAACAGCAGGCGCGACAATTCAGGAGTGGACGCAGCAAGCCGGTTTGGCTTATGACGTGCTTGAAAGCCCCGTTTTATTTAAAACATTGTCAACGAGTGCCCCCCAAGCATGGGCGGATCGAAAGGTTTTGCATCGGAGCGACACCGGCGCGCCCTTGGCTGTAGTTTCACGCGGGTATAACGTAGTGCAGCCCTCGCAAGTAATGGGGTTTTTTAGTAAGCTTGTGGATCTTGGCGGGTTTACCATGGAAACCGCGGGCGCGCTAAGTTATGGCCGGAGGGTTTGGGCCCTAGCAAAAGTGAATGAAGGGGCCGATATCGTCGAAGGCGATACAGTGCGCCCTTATGTTTTGCTTGGCACGTCATACGATGGAACCATGGCCACAATTGCAAAATTCACCAGTGTGCGCGTGGTATGCAATAACACAATCACAGCAGCAATCAACAGCGGGGAATCACAAATAAGGGTTTTACATTCTGAGCGTTTTAATGCGGACGATGTCCGGCTGCAGCTTGGAATTGTCGCGAATCAGTGGGAGCGCTTTTTAGTTCAATCCCGCAAATTGGCCGGTGAAAGTATGACGGCCGAACAGGCGGACGAATTTGTAACCGAATTATTGAAGCCTTACCACACCGGCAAAATTGAGATTAAAGATAGTCGCGCATTTAAGCGAATCATTGAATTATTCAACGGGCGCGCTATTGGTTCCGACATTGTGGGCGTGGCCGGCACGCGGTGGGCGGCCTTGAATGCGGTCACTGAATTAGTAGATCATGAGCGCGGACGTTCTGACAATACCCGCATTGAATCTGCTTGGTTTGGAACCGGTGCGGCCCTTAAAAATAGGGCTTTAGAATTACTGTCCGCTTAACCAGTGCAAGAAAGGCCGGCATTGTCCGGCTTTTCCCTCTGGTGGGTTATGCAAAAAACGCATAAAGTGGCCGGTAAACTAAACCCTATAAACTAGGCCCTCGGCCCCTGCTGATCGACGCGTCAATCGTGGCGCGTGGCCCACGGCCCGCGCTCCGCGGGCCGTGGTTTTTGTTCTTTGGGCCGTGGCCCATGGCCCGCGGGCCGTTAGGCCCGCGGGGTTTTTTTCTCTGCTGCCGGTTTTGTTTTCTTTGATTTTTTCCCTTGAATGGTGGTGGCGGGGGTGGGTGGGCCCGCATACTTTTTTTGTTTTTATTTGTTGCAAAGTGCTGGCGCTGTGTTATACTGTGATCTCCACAACAGAAAGGATAGAGAGATGGATACGATTCAAATGGCCCTCAACATTAATATTGCAGGGGGCGACAATTGGCAGGAACGTTTGGCCGATGCTTTGCTTGCCATTCAGGCACACGTGCGCGAGAGTGAAAAATTGCGTATAGCTGACACACTTGATGGCAATGACTTCACCGCGCATTACACCTTGTTCGGAGAGATTAAATGACAAATCAGCCCCCTAGAAAAATGGCTATGACCGATCTAGAAAAAATTGATTACTTGGGTGAGGCCTTAAACAATCTTATGCAGTCCGCTGACTCTTACATTGTCGATGGATCTTGGATTGATGAATTGACCCTTGATATTGAGACCGCTAGAAATCTGTTAAAAGAGATTTCACCCAATTCTTGGAACGTGGAGGCTGAAGAAGAGAGGGAATGGGTTGGAACAATAAGAATGCGTGAAGACCTGATTGAGGAAGAGTTAGCAGTCCCTGCATCTTTTACGTTCGAGAACTACGACACGATGGTACATCCAACCTTTGTTACTGCAGAGGAACTTGAGGGAGCCACTCAAGGGGATGATCCTAGAAAACAAGATGAACATGCATTTTGTTACGTACAACTAAAAGATGGCAGATCTATGTATTTTTTAAGTGTTGACTTAGATTTCAAATAACGTGCTATAATTCAACTGTCTAATCGGCCGATTAGATACAACCCTAGAAAGAAGAGAGAACGCAATGAGCAACCCAGTAACACCCTTTCGCAATAATCTGTTTGCATCACGTCCAACTATTCAAGAAGCATTGGACTATGCAGAAATGCTGATCAATACTTTAAGTAACGTTGACCAAGTGGCAGTCCGCACCGCATTCGGTGTTGTGCTAAATACCATCGACAGTACAGTGACCCAGTTCCAAGTGCCAAGCCCCGAGATGGATCAGGCTGATATGTTGACCCAGTTGGGCGGAATGTATGACAAGCTTGTCAATGATGTTGTGGCCAAAGTATCGGCCCGCGATATTGCTTTGATCGATGAGCGGATCGCAGAGCACAAACTGATCCGCGAAGATGCCATCGGTAATGTTGTCGATGAACACATTGATAACCTTGTTGATGACAAAATTAGTAACTGGATGTCGGACAACTTCGATGTTACCGATTACAACGTGGACGATGCAATTGAAGCATGGATGGAAAATAACCTAGATGAGAAAGTAAGCGAAGCAATTGGTAATGTTGAATTTAATGTTACTGTTCGTTAATACGTGATATAATCCATGCACTGGGTCAACCGATCCAGTGCAACCTTAAGAAAGAATAGAGAGATGAAACGCAAGACAAATCCATTGATCAACGCGATCAATAATGCAACAGAGCAGTCCCGCAAAGAGGGACACAATCTAATTTCCAGAGCTAAGATTTTGGAAGAATCCCGTATGAAAATCAGAGTGAACTACTCTGGGGTTTTCAAGGATCTAGACTTGAGCGTGCATAACTTGTTCGTTCGAACAAGTTATCACAAACCCACAATTGCTGTGAACTTGAATGCTTTGGAATCATTCAAAGACACCCAGTTGATGGGCCTGCTTGAATTCTTTTCAAGCAAAACCGAAAAGGCCACAACACGTGATTGGCCTCAGTACTTAAATCGGGATTACACTTTCGAACTGGACGATGTGCTCGTTAGCATCTCTGCATTTGTCCGGACCGATAGCCCAACATGCAGAAAAGTACAAACTGGGGTGAAAGTGGAAGAGGTCCCCCAGTTCGAACTGGTCTGTGACTAGACCGGCCGGACCGGTCCGGCCGGTCTGGTTTGTTCACCAGTAAGCGCTGGTCTAGGTTGTATGTACATACAACCTAGAAATCACAAACAAGAAGGCAGCCGAACTGGCTGCCTTTTTTGTCAGCCGATGTATTACTATACAGAGTATAGTAATACAGGGCCACAGGCCCTGTATGCATAGCACAGAGACCGATGGCGCGCCATCGGTGTTTACCCTTACTGTTTTTTCTTTTATTTTTCCCTTATTAGGTGGTGGCGGGGGTGGGTGGGCCCGCCTGTTACTCTCTGTGTGTGTATTTGGATTGGGATTTAGAAAGGGGGGAGGGCCATTTTCGGTACGTCAGTTGCAGGCAAAAGCTTCGCCAAGTTTTAGCCAAATTTAGAACCTATTTAAACTTGGCCTCCCCAAAACACCCCCCTTGTTGTTTTAAATGCAATCAGGGGTTATATTTATGCAAATTTCAAAACGTGGCCTATGCACTCTACAAAACCGGATGACGTACAAGACGAGCAGCTAAGATTAGAACTTCGTCTTCGATTGCTAGAAGCTCAGGACAGAGCGACCACTGACTTTCTGTCCTTCTGCCAGTACGTCTGGCCCGAGATGATTGTCGGGGAACACCACCGGCGTATCGCTAAAGCCCTTGACCGTGTAATTACAGGCGAGTGCAAACGCCTGATGATCGCGATGCCTCCCCGTCATGGCAAGTCCCAGCTTGGGAGTTACCTGTTTCCAGCATATCTGATGGGCCGGAGCCCTGATACTAAACTCATTGTCGGCTCCCACACTGCTGAGTTAGCGCAACGTTTTGGCCGAATGATTAGGAACCTTGTTGACGACGAGAAGTACAAGGAGTTGTTCCCAAAGATGGCCTTGTCAGTTGACAGTAAAGCGGCGGGAAGGTGGAACACGGCCCAAGGAGGTGAAGCCTTTTTCATTGGTAAGGGTGGTGCGATGACCGGGCGCGGTGGTAATGTTGTCGTGCTGGACGATATCTTGGACGAGCAGGATGCTGTGTCGGATACG